CGTGTTGCTTGTAAATTTGATTATTTTAGAACCTGCATTATTAATTCTGGCGGTAATATCTAAATTTTCTTGATTATTGCTATAGCTTCCTATCGGTAGAGAGTAAGTTTTTCCATTATCTCGGCTTATTGAAGGCATAATAGTAGGTGATGTTTCTTCTTCATAAATTCCGAAAGTTAAATCGTGAGTATGATTAGGTGTAGTATGGGCGTGGTCTGCTACGGTATGTGTGTGGGCTGGGTGAGTATGGTTGGGAGTCGAGTGTGTATGATTAGGATGTGTGTGGTTGGGTGTGGTATGGGTATGGTTATCTACTGTATGAGTATGGTTAGCAACAGTATGAGTATGTGCTGGGTGTGTATGGTTGGGGGTTGTATGGGTATGCTTTATAATATTATCTGCGGTATCAGAATCAAATACTCCATGAGTTTTTGTTTCATCAGTAGCTGTTTTAAAATAACCAGAGGCTATTAAAGCCCACGACCAATTGTTAAACCCGCTAAATCCACCACTCGTTGCTCCACCACCACTTGGAGTAGTTACTGAAGAACTTGTTTGTGCTCCACCAGAACTACTTGTCTGTCCCCCACCACTACCGCTTGTATCTCCCCCGCCACTCGCCGAACCTGTCGCCCCACTGGTTGCTCCTCCACCGCTGGGAGTAGTTACCGAACTACTGGTCTGTCCTCCCCCACTGCCACTGGTTGCCCCTCCGCCACTACTTGCCGATTTTGCATAAGCCCTGAAATTTAAGAACCAGAAGGATAATTGGATAGATACAATTTTAGTCATTTCTGGAATAATATTAAAATGAACATACATCGGATAGGTATCATCTAAACTATCTTGGGCATTTATCACGTAAGTATTCCTGTATTCCAATAAGTTAGCGCTTCTTATTCCTCCCGCTAAAATATCGTTTTGTTTTTGAAGTAGTAGATTACGCTTTGTTTCGTTTTCTTCATATTCTTCTTTAAACCTTTGAAATTCTTTCCATTGTGCTTGAGAAATTTCCATTATTCTACTCCCTTTCTTCTGCAAAAGGCTCTTCATCGAAACAAAATGCCAATCCCACAATTGTAAAATCATATTTATCACTTATATATGGTCTTGGCTTTAATGCCCTTGCACATTTACCGCCATCCCCAAGCGAAATTCTATACCATTTTGTAGTATCTGCGGTCAGAGTCTTACTTACATAAGTTTCAGAACCATTATCAAGGGTATAATAGAAACGGAAATCTGTTCCTGTGGTAGTCTTAATTTTTATAAAAATCGAATACCACTGTTTATAAACTTCAGATCTAAAATCCAGAGGTTCTATATCATCATAAGCAGTTATAGCATCATCTTCTCCAGTTGATTCATTGTAATCTGTTAATCCTGAAAACACAGAATAAATTCTGCCAATAGTATTACTTCCACCTTTAAGTGATAACCCGTCTCCGCCCTTATCCCATTTAGAGAAGCAGCTAAAAGCAAAAGAATATATCCCGTAACTCTTTGTTTCAAAGTCATAATATATGGTTATATTAGGAACTGTACTTTCCCCAGTTGGGATACAAAGCAAATATTTATTTTTATAATAAGTTGCGCAGGAAAGATGAGCATAACTATAATTAATGTTCTCTCTTATATATTTATTAAGTCTGCCACCAAAGGGCACATCTATTGCCCTGGCACTAACAGCGTCAAAAATGTATATCCCATTAAAAGCTAAGTAGACTAAATAATTTTTACAATTAACCGCTGACCTTTTAGCTATATTGCCATCTTCTTGATGGGAATTTACAAGTCCAAAATTATCCTCGTCTGTCCCTACCAGTCTTTCAATGGTATCTTCAGTAAATACTGGTAATCCACCTAATTGCTCTATTAGGCCAGTTATCTTTTGCCCGTTACCGGTCGGGAAGTAATTAGTCGAAGGAAAATATTCTACACTCCTGACCCCGGTAGTCTTGTCATAATTTTTCGATACATACAGGTCATCATCTACCGCTATATTTATTCTGCTTAATCTTTTTACCACTAAAGTCGGAGCCCCGGGTGGTGCATTATGATCGGTATGCAGAACAGATTTAAGTGATATATCGGCATCCGAAATGGTAGAAGAATAGGTAAGATCCTCATTATTTGCAACCTCACCATCGTAATAATAAATCGAACCACCTACCGTAGTTCTATATATCCTTCGTTTGGCTACTTTATCGTCATCAGATACAGTAATATTTATTTTTATACCATTTTCTCCTGCTCCTACAGTTATCGCAGCAGAAGCAGTCCCACCGTTACTCTCATAGCCATCTTCGTCTACGAAGGTATAGCAGAAATAGTAAACGCCTTCTGATAATGAACCTTCTATCCTTGAATTATCTGTCGGTGCGCCTGGAATAGTCATTCCTACACTTCTTACGTAAGTCCCGTTATATTTTTGTAGATTATTTTCTCCGTTAGCGATATAACAATGATTAGCGAAGGTTGCGAAATAAGTATCAGCATCCTCACTTTGAGTATAATCTGTACCATCTTCTGATTCGAGAGCAGTTGCCCCCCAGGGATCATCTTCTGCTATCACATATATTTTGGTATTCCAAGAACATAAAAATTCTTTTTGTGCTGTATTTTGCATATAGAACCTATGTAGACCTGTTATCTTGTGGTCACTACCTATACTAGTAGTGTTGTATTTACTATAACCTAATCTTTTTACAAGTTGTCCGTAGCAATTAAATGAAAGGTTATACAAGCCGTCTGGTCTCCTTGGTAAGTCACGTAACTTATATTCTGATGGACTCAAATCGTCGAGAAATTTAATTATTTGTTTAGCCATAAGACCACCCTTTTAAACTGTCGAATGAGGACGGGCAGGATTATCGTCTGCTATCATTCCGTAATCCTCATCCCGGTCCTCTAATAATTCCCCTTTCATTTCATTAAGGCCTACCCAGAAACTACCTACACGAGGGGTAAGATAAATACGCCATTCCTCATCTCTCTTTTTCTTTAAACACATCCCCACCGCATAATCAACTATCAAATAACGATAGCCTATTGTCCGGTAATCGGCATCAAAGGGAGCAGTTCCGGCGGCAAGTTCATCGGGCATCTTAACCCCGTAGATCCTGACCGTATCACCTGCTGAAATTTTTTGATCAAAGCCCAGCATATCCCCCCTTAAATAATAGCGAGAGGGAGTGCCTGAACCTTCCAACCAGTCTTTATTGTAATCTTTGATCTGTTTGATACTGCTTGCCGAACAGACATCATCATTGTAATAGACGCCGCCGTCATCAATGGCTATAAAACTGGAAGGCAGTAATATCTCTCTATCGTTGGCAATTTGAGCATAACCCGATTCTGGATCTGCTTCAGTTTGTAAAGTAGCTTCCCAGATCATACTTACCATTTTTACTTTTGCAGAAGCGATTTGGTGTCCCTTCTTTAATTGCCTTTCGATATAAGTATCCAACCAAAAACCTTCTGTCTTTTCGTTTATAATATCCCGGACATCTTCAACGAGGTCGGTAAGATTAGCCAATATTTCCGCCATTTACTTCAACTCCTTTAAGACATAGTTTTCTATGGCATTCCTTACATAAAGTAATACCATTATTTATATTCCACAATTCTGCACAATTTAAAGCTTCTTCTAAATTTGTTATTTCATAGTATTGTAATATTTTAGAGAAACTTTTAATATGATGAGCATTTAAATAACATCCCCTTTGTCCACATTCTTGACAAGTAAAATTATCTCTTGTAAATATATCGGATATCCATTGACGATTTTTAAAGCAATTCCTAATTGATTTATTTAATGGAGTTATTCCACCCTTCCAATTAGGATGTCTGTCCCCTTTATGTGTTTTACTTATTTTCTTTTTAGTTTCTTCGGAAGCTAATAATCCTTTATGTGCTTCGCTCATTTTCTTTTTCGCTTTTTCTGTTCTTGGGATACCTTTATTCCAGGTGATTTTCCCTTCATGTGCTTCGCTCATTTTACGTTTGGTCTCTTCGGAAAAATGTTTGCCATAATTATGGTTATTTATACCCTTAGTCGATTCACTTATTTTTTTCCTCATTTCTTCTGTTCTTACATAAATACCTGCCATCTTATTTCATTGCCTTCTTGTTCGATGTCCTAATAATCAAATCTAAATTAGATTTGACTAAATCAATCTTATCTTCCAAATCTTTTAATTTTTCCATTACCTTTTTAACGAATGGATCCCATTCTTGCTCTTTATCTACATGAATAGTCATAGTTATCCCCCTTTCTTAATCTTTATATAATACTAATACTTCCCCAGTTTGCGCAGTCATAGCTATATAACACCCTTCATAAAAATCTGCTCCTTGTTCACCAAAGTCTATTTCATCAGATATTCTGGATGGGTCCCCAGCATTGCCTAAAGTCCCTAGAGTACAAACCTCATTTGTCGTATCAGTACTATCTTCATTATAGATAGTAGCAGTCGTTACAGCTGCGTTGTTATAATATAATCTTACTCTTCTAACCTTACAAGGATAATTACAAATTACCGTACTGCCAACAATTCTTTGATATTTCCACATAATAGATCACCTACTTTATTATTTTTTTGGGCATTTTTGCCCTGCTTTTCTTCGTTTGCCTATTTTAGATTTTGTACGTTGGTAAGAACCCTTGAAGGGTCCTGAACCATTTCTAACTTTTCTTCGTGAATATCCGATATTACTCACCCCCATTCAAATGTAATTTTCTATGGCATATTGCACATACTAAAATACATTTTTTAATTTCTTCCTGAAATTCTGGAAGATTTGAAAGATGTTTTAATGAAAATTTCATATTTTACATATCCTTTTTTCTATCAAATAAACTATTTCACCTTCTTCTTATATTTTCTTAAAATCTTTTTCTTAATAATTACAGATTTTTTCTTTTTTACTTTTTTCGGCAATTCCTTAGGGCTTTGATGGTCTACAAATTCACAAGCAACTTTCTTTGATATTCCTCTATAACCAGAAGGATAAGTACCCTCGCAAATTGCTTTCATAAGTTTAAATTGTGCTTTCGATTTTGCTGGCATTATTCTTTCTCCTTTCCATTACCAGAGAACTTTATATTTTCCTCTTCGTCCGGCACGACCGGACATCTATAAATTCTATTTAAGAATTGCTCATCAAATTTCTGAAATCCCCTGAATCTTTTACAGGCATCAAGTACTACTTGGTAATCACCCTCAGTCAGCAAAATTTCACCACTGACTTTTTCTACCTTACGCACAAGTTCCATTGCCCTCATCAACTCCGGACCATTCAAACCCAGACCGTGATGTGGCAGAATGTCCTCTAAAGTTTTCTGAAAATTATAAGTTGTAAGTTGTATTACCCCTTTCTGGTCAGGTAAACCAAAAGTGTAATTCTTTAAGTCTAATCGCCTCATAATAAATATCCCCCTTTTTATATTTTATGGTAAACTAACCCGTCAAAGTTACCATTAACCCAGCCACTATCACTTAATCTGGGCTTCCCTATCTTTACGCCACGTCTTTTTCAACGGGCAGTTGATAACGGTGTTTACAAAGGCACACCGCAAAGCCTGTTATACTATGTAGTTTTAACTTTAAGTAAAGGATATGTAACACAAGTGCTACCATTATTCCATATATTCATTGAAGCATAATCCTCAGCTACATCAAAACCAGTTCCAGCAATAGTAAATATATGGTTCTCTAAAACTACGGCGTATTGATAACCACTGCCACCAGCATCGTCATCTATTCCAGTCCCAGCACCACGAATACGAATAATATTTTTTCTGATAACAGCTCCTTGTGAATTGCAATCACCATGAATATAGATTCCTGTACCCGTATTTTCTAATACATCAATTATTTTGTTGCCTTCTATTAGTGTGTTATGACAATATTGGTTTGCTCCACCATGAAAATACATACCATAATCACACTTGTTCACACCTTGTGAACCAGTTGTAAAGAAATTATTTCTAATTATTGATTCTTTACAATCATCGAAGGAAAGTGCATTAATTAATGTTCCTGCATCAGGAACGAATTGGCAATTCTCAATAATTGAATCATTGAATACTCCAAAATCCACTATATCTCCACTACCTTTACCTACGAATTTTATATTGTAAAATCGTGAACCAACACTATTTCCAGCAAGTGCAATACCCGCAGCAGAAGCTATTGTTACCCTTCCCATTCCGCAAGTTCCTAACCCAATCAAGGTAGTATAATATACTCCGCTGGCTATTGTTTCTGCATAAGTTCCTGGTGCTATAATTATGTAATTATCTTCATTATTTCCAGACCAGCTAATAGTAGCATTGGAAGCGGTTATGGCAGCGGTAATAGTGGTGAAAGCATTTTTCCAACTTAAACCAGTAGTGTTGTTACCTGCTTTGGATACATAATATACATTTCCTGCTGTTAGTAAAGCCATATTCTGTAACTGAACCAATACGTCTTATAATCCGCCTGTACCCCAACCCCGCGCTATACTTCTTTTTATCTCTAACATAATATTTTTCTCCTTTCTAAATAGAGGGGATTGCTCCCCCCTATTTATTTTTTAAGTTAATTTTAGCCATTAAATGCCATTACGCTACTTGTTACTACTTTTCCGTTAGGTAATATTACGTTTACGTATAGGTCTGCTGCCTCATCATTATCTATTGTAACAGCAGCAATTCCGTTAGCTTCTGTAATTAAATGATATGCTTTAAGGGTTTCAATTGTATATATAATCCCATGAGTTGATAAGTCTACACTTGTGACTGCCTCAGTTTCTAATCCATCAGCATCACTTGAGAAGTATATAGCAATAGCATTTTTGACAGCTAGATTATTACCTGCAAAATCCTTTAATTGGATAGTACAAGTCATACTAGAACCAATAGCACCTATGCTAAAACTTGCACTATAGGCACAGCCTATTTCCATTGTCCATTCCATTATGTTCATCTCCTTTATTAAGATTTTAGAGGGGGAGATTAATCCCCCTCATTTTTTATACATTAGTTGGGCAGTTAAAGATATTAACTATGCAAGTTCCGTTTATTGCTACCGGAGAACATAGTTCGTACCACCCCATAGAACCATACATTGCCAGTGGATTATTAGGGTCTTCCACAGGTGGACAGAGATAGTATTTTCTATCTATGCCGCTAATTCTGACATTACCGAAAGCACCTTTTCCAAAGATAGAAATTAAATAAACCGCAGCGCTTGAAACATAAGTGCCTATCGTTCCCGCAGTATGTCGGTAAGGAACAGTATCTTTATGGAAACGCACACCATAAATTTCTCCGTCTAAATTACGGTAGAGGTCTTTAGGTGCAGCATAGTGTTTCAAGTTGATATATTCATCATCTCTCTGGAAATCATACTTCTGCAATGGAGTATAAACGGCATGGTAGTAACCATCATCAAATACAGGTACTCCGTTAGCTTCAAGTTTTGCTACCGCTTTTCTGATTACCTCGACTGTTACTTTATCGCCGGCAGTTAAACCGTAAGTACCACACATCCATACCAAGTCGCCGTCGGCAACAGTATGGTCTACCGCACTACCCAGGGTAACTGAAGTAGCACTTAAATAGGTAAATTCTCTCACCTGTCCATAATTCTTACCTGACAGGAATACGATTACCCCGGTTTTGGTTACTCCGTCAAATCCAGTAGGTATAGCATCAGTTACAACTACCGTGTCACTTGAACCGGCATTAACACAGGTTCTCTCACCCGAATAGGTGGCATCAGCGTCAGCCCTTATACCCATTCCGCCTTCTGCCACTACTTCCCAGATTAGAGAGTCGATAGTACTTGCTGCCGATACACCATGCTCAAACGCGGTCTTTGCCATATCCTTGTCCATATTGGTATACCAAAATTTCTTTGATGGTTTGACGTAATCTCCATATTCCTTTACTGTCGTTTTTACAGTGTTACCATAAACTTTGGTTGCACTGGGGTTAGTACCTTCGGTCAAGGGAGTTCTTTTTAATCCAAAAGGTGCAATTCTGGTAAATTCTACGGTATCACCATCATTTTTCGGTATCTCGGCGTTCTTTTCTCTGCTGGCAAATTGGTCAAATACTACATAATTTTCCTTTCCTTGAAGGAATTCTGCCTGATAATAAATCTTGTTAAATTTGTGCGAAGTTGTTACTGTTCCCGTATCTGCGAAATCGAAGAATATAGGAAATAACGGAAACATTAACACCCTTAAAAATATTCTGCTTAAAGTTTTCCTAAGATTCATAAGAGTTTCATCTCCTTTAATTTAATTTTTTATGTTTTCCTCTTGTTTATTGTTTACTTATGGAGATATACTCTTTTTTAGCCTTCCTTTGCAGAGTATCCCTTTTATGGGGCTGCTTCAGGGATGTTGCCTGAAATTATATATCTTATCTATTCCCCGTTATTTATCTTCCTTTTCTTTTCCTTTTTTCCATATCGGCAATTACTTGTTTCCGATATTCAGGATTATCTTCCATGCGGTCGATATCATATATTGGACTTCCACCCTTTGTCGGGGTCTCCAGGTCACTAAGCCCAATATTACTTGCCTGCTTATTGGTCCTAATTTCTTCTATAAGCTCCTTTTTAACCTGTTCACGCATATCTTTCATTTCTTTTTCCCGTGTTTTTCCGTAATCTGATGCTGATAAATCATGGTAAGCCTGTTCATAAGCCTTAGTTTTGTACTGATTGAAATATTCGGGATTCTTATTTAGAAATTCCTGAACCTTCTCCCGGTCAAACTTTACAGGGAAATCTTTATATTTATCTTCCAAGTCCTTATAAAGTTTTTCCCTTCTTCTCTCCATATCACCTTGATAAAAGGGTGCAGTCTTAGCAGAGGTTATCTGGTCAACATAATCTGCTAATTTTTTATTGTAATCGACTAATTTACTCAGCGCCTTTGGTGGATCATTATAATATTCATCATCACTGATAACAGGAGCTACAGGTCTTTGAGGTAATGTGCTCGGCTGCTGGGATTGTTTCATCGTTTCTTCTTCAATCCTGGCAACCTTTTCTTCTAATTTTATTCTTTCTTTTGCCCCTTCCCTTAATTCTCCAATCTCATCACTACGGCTCTGAATATACTTTTCTTTCTCGTCTAATAATTTAACCAGTTCTTCGGCTGACTTCCCTTTGTATCGTTCAGGTAATTCTACTTTAGGTTCTTTCCCGGGTTCTTCTGTTTTCTCCTTCTCCTCTTTGCCTTCTTCTAAGGCAACCAGTTTCTCAGCTTTTTTTATTTCTTCCTCCGGTGTCAGTTTCTCTCTAATATCAACTTGCTTTTCGACCTTCTCTTCGGGGGTGGTCTCCTTTTTGGGAGCGTCCTTTTTGAGGGTATTGTCTTTATCTGCCATTTTGATATTGTCTCCTTTCCTTTTATTATTAATTATTTTCTTTAGTCACTATTTCATATTTTCCTATAAGGTTATTGCGGTAATATATTTCTTCTCTAAAATATATATTGTCGTGATTTTGTAATATTACTCTCCTAAATTCTTTTCCTATAAACTTAGCCCAATCACCATATCGTTTTACGATTGAACCACGTTCCTTAATCTCTTTTTTAATACAGGCACGAATATCATTATCGATTTTTTTAGCTTGCCTTTTACAGAGTGGTAAAATATTAGTTTTGAATATATCATCCATTAAAAATGTCTGTTCGCCTGCTATATTTTTAGTCGTCAATAACATATCTATTCCCCCTTTATTTATTTATAATAATAACATTGGTTTTACATATATTTGTTTGGTATTACCTTCATTATCTATAACTAATTTCTGGTTAACTAAATCTTTTTTCTCTATAACTCTTAAAAAATCCCTTCTTTCTCTCGGATTTTCCACTTCTATAGTTATAAGTCCATCTCCATCTGGCTTAACTTCGTGTTCTTCAAGTATCTTTACTATTTTTTTAATATCTTCAAGTAGCTTTCTTTTTCATTATTTCCCCTTTTTCTTCTCAAAACATAAATCTCTAATTCCATCGGTTAAATCATATCCAGATGCCCACATTTTAAATCCATTGTCTTCAAATAATTTCTTTAGTTCCTTTTCAAATGGTAGAAGTCTATTATTTGTATATTTGATTTTGTAATAAACTCGGCATTCATTTTCTTTAAGAATCATATCATTCACCCCCTTTAAATTTTTTATGAAAAAATTAGATTTATTATTTTCTTTCCAATCTCATTTCTGTTATCGTAATCTTTATAATCAATAGGTTTTCCATTTCTATCTTGCTCATCATGTAAAAGTATAGCGATATTAGACTGATAGGCAATATATAATCCTTCATCTTTTAATAAAGTTTCGCCCATTAATTTTCTTGCTTTTGCAAATTTATTTGTCTTTGTATCCATTATTTTCCTCCTTCCCCTTTCATTTTTTTACTTAATAGGCATTCCACACACCACACAATAATTAAAACCTTCAATGTTCTCTGAATAAATTGTATTTTCAGCCCCACAATGTTGACAATATATTTTTATTGTATAGTTACCTACTGTATACGTCTCAGGATAATCATATATCGCATTAGTGCCATCATTCATATAAATTTCCATTAATTATTTATCCCCCTTTATCTTCTTTAACTCCTGCTCATCTTCATAAGCAGCAATCTCGGTATATTTTAATAAATCTCTGAAATCTTTAATCCAACCAATTATCTTTCGACAGGCTTTAATATTCGTTAAGTCCTCATTCTTCTCGTCTTTTAATTCTTTATCGTATTTTTCTTCTGACCTCGCAAGAAAATCCTCTATGGGTTTCCAACCAGGCATTTTGGTTATGCGTTTTAGACTATTTGCTTGTTCGATAGACAGTCTTAGTTCTTCTTCAATATTCATATTTACACCTTTCCTTTAAATTTGTAATGCAGGCTGAAACGGTCTAACCAATTTAGCATTTTTAATCAAGTTTTCTTCTGCTGGCAATAACCTTAAATTATTTAAAGCCCAACATCTTTTAAAATCAGTATGTTCTGATTTGGTATAATTGAATGCGTTTATAGGTATAATATGGTCAAGTTGTAACTTTCCACTTAAATAATCATTCCAATTATACCCGTCTGGCATAGTCTTTTTAAGCCTCTTAATTAAATCGTTTAATGTATAGCCGACCAAATCTTCCCAATGATAACCATTTTTATTTCTTCTCAATGATTTTCTAATTGCATTACTTATTCCATAATTAAGATTGTATTTTAAATCTGTCCTATATCTATTCATTCTGTGGTCTTTGCTCCATTGCCTTTTGTATTCTTTTAAATATTCTTTATTATCTCTTTGCCATTGTCTCACATATTCTTTTACTTTATTAGGATTATCTTTTCTCCATTGTTCTTTATAATCTTTTAGGTCTTTCATTTATAGCCTACCTTTCGCCTCTGAAGCCCCTTGTTGTCCACCCGACGGAGATACCGAGGAAACTGCACCCCCGCCTGGTGAACGACCAGACACGGGGATCTTAACGCCTGGCCCTGGTCCCTTGCGGGATTTAACTGTTTTTTCCTTAATCTCCTCCATTTTTTTGGCCTCCCGTTTATTAAATTCCCTTGCTTCTCTTTCCTTTTTTAGTGAGGGTATTAACTTTTCAACGTCCTTAAACATAAATCGGTCGGCTATTCTCTTGCAGATTTCTCTGATATCGATGACTGCCTCCATAACCGGGCCTTCCGGACCTTGCTGTGGCTGTCCGTTAGGGCCAATCGCCGGGGCAACTGCTTTAAGGGCAAGATCAAAGAAGGTGAATAGATTTTTCAATTCAGTCATCTTCTCCAAGAATCCCGATACACCGGTAGGTATGAAGTCAGGGTTGCCCTTCATCATTATATTTTTGGGGGTGATCTCGGTAAGTTCTAATTCTTTGGCTTTTTCCTTACCTAATACCCTGGCGGCATTGGCCTTCTTGAAAAACTGTATATTATGTTTATAAAATAGCTCTAAAACCTTTTTCCAGGCTGGCTCTAAGTTATTCTTGGTTTCATTCTTAATCGGTGCCAGTGCCTGTTCCTGCATTGCCAGTAAACCTCTAAATGTACCGTGAACATCTTCTTTAGCCCCTGAAGGCGTAATTTGTGGTGGAGTAGCGGTAAGTTCTTCTACAATCTTCTCAAACATACTGATAATCTGATATAAGGATGTCAGGGATGATGCCTGAGCAGTGGTATCAAGTTGGTTAATTGTGCCTTTTCTCTTAACCGGGAAAAACTTGCCTGGTCTTGCCTTAACTGCCTTGGGGTTACCCATATAATCATCAGCAACGAATTCATACATATTATTGGCAATATAATTAACAATTTCTGTCAATTTGTTATATAGATTGGTTATCATGGGAGCAAGGGCTTTTAAGTCTTCTCCCGTGCCGATCCCTTTATTCTCCCCGGTTAACTTATCTTTCCATACCGGAACGAAGATATTACCACACCAGTAGGGGTATTTAGTTGCTCTTATAACTTTGACCCTATTTGCCAGGGTGATAATGCTCCAAACATAATCTTCTTCAAAGGGGTTAATATCAACCGTATCGTTCAGTTTCCCCTCTATTAACTTCTGGGGTACCAAACCGTGGTATTCTAACAATTCTACTGAATCTTTAGGTGCAGTTAATGGACTTTGCTTCTGAAACTCCGGGTAAGAAGTATCTTTTAGCTCCTTGATGTTGATATAAATACCTTCTTTTTCCTTCTGTCTCAAGTAGGTAGCAGGGACATTATCCTTTTGAAATATCTTCCAGGAGGTCAGGTCTTTATTGAAGGGATCGGAGAGAAATTTTATAACATCAACATTCTCGACATCCGGTCCATCGAATAGAATTACATCTTTATAAGTACTCTTTCCTCCCTTTTCTCCAATTTTCTGTTTTTCTTCTGCCAACTTCCAGGGGACGCATAGAACAGCATAGCCATAATTTTCGTAATTTTTAAGCCAGGGAATTATTTTCTTTTCTATTTCGGCATTATTTAAGTCATAGACTAATTTAAGTCTTAATAATTCTGAATTTTCCTCATCGGACTCCTCTCCTGGTACTAAATCAAATGACTCGGCACCACGCGAAAGGAGCATCTCGGCAAAATGAGCTACTTTATTCCGGACAATCTTTTTCAGTATCGGCACATTTATATTAGCTTTAGTAGTCTTTTCTTCAACGGTATAAGTACCGGTATAATTATTTTTATTGTTCTGAAATTCTTCCTGAATAGGTTGCCAGTAGGTTTTAGCTGTCTCATAGTGATCCAATACATAATCACGTAAGAGGTCTTCCTTAGTTTCTATGACCTTCTTTTCTTTTGCATCCATCTTTTTGATTTTATTTGGCATATATTACCATCCGTTTTTTCCTCGTATTTTCCCCTTTTTTAATTTATATCTTTATAATTTAAAATTATCCTTTAATACTTGATACAATCCTTCAGATAATCTATCTACAGTTTCTTCACTTAAAGCATGATGATTATAATTTACGTCCACAGCATGTAATATTTCATGTAATAAAGTTTCTTCTATAATAGATTTTGATAATTTATCTCCACGATATATTTTGCATAAATATATTAATAATTTATTATGAAAAGAATATCCTACATAACCATTATCCGTTAACCATTTATCCTTCCATTCTACTTTGTAATAATGTCCAGCTACCTTTATTTTATTCGGTATTTTCATCTATCCCCCTGTATACTGGTTCGCATTGGCCAGCGCCTCTGCATCCTGTTCTGCTTCCCATTGTGCCCACTTGCCGAGAGCCGAATGGGTTGCTTCCATTACTACGGTTGCCATATAGCGATAGGCTGCCCCTGCGTGGGTATGAATATTCTGATCTTCCCAATCACTATATCCCTGTTGTTGCTCATTCCATTTCCTGCCCCACTGCTCAAGATGATTTAATAGTAATCTAACCCCTTTGCTCTGATTATTAAAGAAGCACCTGCTCGTAATAGCCAAAGCATTATCAACACTGCTATCAAAATTTATCCGGTCTATAATATCAAACGTTATACCAACCTTATCTGCCTTCTCCAACCGTGATAAAGCTCGTTTTTCTTTGCTGTTATCAGGGCCCATCTCTCTAGCTTTGATATCATGTGGCGCCCAGTGCTTCTGGTATAGATAGCCTTTATCTTTTAACACTTGTGCATAATAGACAAATGAATAACCACTTGCCTCGTGATAATCTATGATGTGTACTTCGTTCCCGATTAGCTGATAAAAGATAATCGCCATAAAGTTCGCTACGCCTAAATCCCATACCGTATAAACCGGAACAGACTCATCATATCTAAAGCTCCCTATCCGGTTATCATTCTCGGCAATCTGTAACTGCTTCCCAATATAAGTTCCTTCGATCCCCTGAGCAAAAGAACAGTAATATTCTTGATTGATATAATCTTCGGTCCGGTTATTGTCTCTTTCTCTTTGTATATCCGCTTCGGTTAACAGTCTATTGCCTTGATGATCATAGGTATCTTCTACCGTTGCCGTTAAGGCATAACATTCAGGATTGTTTTTTGCTGTATAATATCCCGCCTTAAAGTGATTGTTTCCATTCGGTGTACTATTATAAACTTCCCAGCCCTTCGTTTTCCTGATCATGGGTGATACAACATCTCTGCCTCGTGGGTCCTGCCGGGCAAACTCTGCGTATACTGCTCCATTGCCTGGCTTCCCTCTTAATGATTCATATTGCCCCTGGTTAGTGCCAAATATCTGTATCTGCGAGGTCCCACCTCCTACAGAATATACGTACAATTTCATATCCTGGTTGTCTGGCTTTTGGCATAACATCTCTTGTGGGACATAATATTTTAAAATATCCCGCCCTTCTTCATCTTTGCCCTCCCATATTGCGTCTCTGCCCTGTTTCAGGGATGGCCAGATATAATGATATGTTCCCGGCCTCTTGAAGGCTGAAGGGAGAAGAAATCGGCAAAAACAAAGTAAATCTTTTCCACCTCGCCGGTGTATGTTCATCCATATCTCTTTATTATCAAAGAACGCCTTTACAATGGGGATTTCCCAGTCATATTCTTTATAATTATAGGGAATATCTATATCTAGGTTCATTATTCACTCCTTTCCTTATAATTAGCCCTTTTAGGCCTTCAATTTTGCGTTTTAAGGGGGGTCAAGTAAAGTTCGCTTATGTATGATTGTACCTATTAGGTTCATTATTCACTCCTTTCCTTATAATTAGCCCTTTTAGGCCTTCAATTTTGCGTTTTAAGGGGGGTCAAGTAAAGTTCGCTTATGTATGATTGTACCTATTATTTACTTTATATAAATTTTTCTTATAGGACTATAAAACGCTGTAACCCTTATAATTACTAGGTTTCCGCTTCTTTCGATTTCCCCTTTTCTCCCTCTTTTTCATCCTTCCCATAAATAATTTCTCTTAAGGTTATATTGAGCGGTTCACCACCTGGACCGGTAAGCTCATTAACGTTTGGAACAAGCTTATTAATTACTGCTTTCATTATATCTTTGTCCTTAAATGCTTTTTCTGCTACTCTGTCCCAGAATTTCTCACCTTCTGTTACTCCTCTTTTTTTCAAAGCAGCCAATAATTTATCAGTTTGAGTCCGTTTCCTTTTTCCTTTAGCAACATTATTGCCTTTGGCAAATTTCCCGTTAGTTTCAAAATTTCCACGTTTTTCCACGTTATTATCGTTCATTACAATTCACCACTATTTTTTTAATTATTTTTAATTTTTTTTATTTCTCAAAATTATTTTAAATTATTTTTATCTCTGTAACCCTTATATAACAACACTTACAGCGATTTATATAAATTATTTTCATTTTTTTTCAATTATTTTGTAAAAAACACTTGACAACAATATAACATTGTTATATTATATAATTAGCCTCAGAAAGAGGCAAAAATTAAGGAGGTAAAAAAAATGGATAAATACTTAAAAATCAACGAAAACCTAAAAAAGCAACTAAAAGTTAAAGCTGCACAGGACGGCACAAGTATCAAGGCACTTGCTGAAAACTATATACAGCAAGGTCTCAAAAAAAAGGAGGTAAAAGAAATGATAGTTGTAAAAAATACAAAATTGTTTCAAGATCTAAAAAAGAATCCGCAATGGGATACCTTATTTTCTGATGACAAAGGAACTCTAAAAGATTCACAGATTCCCATCCTTTATGGCGGACTTGACCATATTGAAGTTACAAAAAATAGAATATGTTTCTATGATATTGGAACTTCGATTAATGAAAAAATCTGTGACAATTCTTTTGT